ACTACTTGGTCTGCTCTTGTTGATTTTTTATCATAAAAATATCCAGGAGCTCCTGGTTGAAAATTACCAATTACATCATCAGTAGTATTATTCTCTGTTGTTAATCCAGCATCTGAAATTGATTCTATGTTATACCAATTAGAATAAGAATGTGGATTACTTTGGTCTAATTCAAATTTTATTTTCCAATATGGATACGTGTTATCTGTTGCTGTAGTAAATGCAGCTCCAACTGCTCTATTTTTACCTTGAACATATCTAAAGTAACCCTCAACATCTACAAGTTTTGGATGTAATGTAATATCACCACGAGCACCACCTATACCAACTCCATCTTGTCCCGTATTACCATCTATATAAACTTGATAAGTTGTTAAATAATTTCCATTTGTTACATAAGTATAATATCCTGTTCCAGATAAATACTTCGTTGCTACTCTAAATGATTTGGCGGAAAAATTATCCGCCACATCATCTATTTTAAAATGTAATTTTAATAATTCTGTTTGTACAGAATCGCCAGCACCAAATGTTTTAACATTACCATTATGTGATACCATTGTGATTCTTAACCAATCATAATCATTAGATGTAATAGATTTTGAAGTATCTTGTGTTCCACCAGCTGCTAAAGAATCTGTATATCCCACATTAGCATAACGAACTACTTCATATGAATAATGTGCACCAGCTGAACTATCTCCCTCAGTCCAACCATTGATGTATGCACCTTTCTCCACGCGTGTTGAATCATGAGTCCAATCTATTAAATCATTATCAAATACTAAATCCAATCTAAAAGCCGTTACAGATGCATCGTTGTCATCAAGTGTAACAGCGATAGTCATTACAGAATCTCTCCAGGCATCAAAGTTATTATTCTTATAAGCTACACCTCTTGTTTTACTCTTATAACTACCATTGGTCGGATTAGCCAATCCAGTAGTGTCATCGGCCAAGTATCCTCTCAACTTAAAATTTTCTTGAGCTCTCCACCAAAATTTAGGTGTATTGTATTCTCTTGATTGTATAAGTCTAATAATTGGTGTTTGAGCTTCTGCGAAACTCAGCATCATTATTAACCCCATTAAAAATTTAGCAATGTAATTCAAGGCAAATCTCCAATTCGTTATAAGTATATGTTTGTTTTATGACCTTTTAGATTAAAAAGGTATAGACTTTATTAGATAATAAATATAATATATATTAGTATTTTAATTGTCAAATCTAATAGTAAATGATATATCGTATTCTTTTGGTTTTTTGATTGGTCTTGCGAGTTTAGCGACTGCTAAGAGTTCTTTGTTATCATTATATAACCCAATACTTGTTATATATGGATTAAAAGCTGAATGTGTTACAAAATTTGAATATACTCCAGATGGTCTATATACTGAGCTCGTATCATATTCTTCTTGAGTTCCAATTTCATTATAAACTGATCCTGTTACAGTATTATGAATTCCTTCCATAAAATATCCAGTTAAATCGCTTCCAAGTAATTGTGAGCCACTTCTACCTGGAGTTGCACTTATATTATCGGTCCCATTATATTCATGTTCTTGTATATTACATAAAAATTCATATTCTCTGATTGTTTTAGTTCCCTGTAATTTTAATTCAAAACCATCTGTACCTTCCAATTTTGCCACATTACCATATTTTGACCCCGTATCAGTAATTACAAGTAGACCTTGATCATAAAATATATTTCCTATCGCATCACCTACCACTACATTAGATCCCGATAATGATGAAGACCTTCTTGCAAAACTAGATGAATAAACAGTATCATATAAATGTCCTCTTTCATCATCTACTAAAGTAAGAGTTTCATCTGTCAAAGAATTATCAATTAGTCGTACAGACCCAGGTTTTATTTCTTCTCCGAAAAATTTTCGGGGAATGTTAATAACTCTTAAACTATTATGTATTTTATTTAAAAATGACCCAGATGAATCTCTAGGCCAAGGATCTTGATTAAAACTAAATTGTGGTTGTGGAGCAATTCCCCTAGGGTTGTTTTGTTGTTCAAATTTATAATATAAATGATTAATTGAATTATAAACAGGAAGGTTATAATAAGTACCTACACTATACCAAGTATCTTTATCTTTTCCAAGAGATTTTGATAATTCATTTAAAGTACCAATAGATTTTGACTGTGCAGACGCAGTACTATAATTAAAATAACTTCCGCTAGTGCCTTCAAGAACAAAAACTCCACTTCCACTATCCGCGTCAGTGAATTCGTATTGTTTAAAAACTTTAAACGGGGTGATTGTCGCGTTGCCTTCTCCAATCGGCTTAAACATAGGCTCACCTCACTTAAAAATCAAGTCTTACTTTTATTACTGCTTCTCTTGCCGGAGTTTTTAAGAACGGTTTACTAAGTTTAGCTACAGCTAACAATTCACTATTAGCATTATACAATCCTACCGTAGTAATATATGTACGAGGATCTGTTACATAAGTTGGATTTGTTAACTCTCCACTTCCAGTATAATATGTTGGGTTTTGACTAAAATTATATCGTCTATTATTTACTCTACAAAAATAATGAGTTGATTTAATATCTTCTTCACGTCTTGCTTGAAAATATCCACCTGAACTATTAAATACATCAAACAATTTGCTAGAATTATTATCATCCGCATTAGTACTTAATCCAGTAGAAAGTGAAATTCCATCTTGAGTTCCCGCTTGATTTTTATCTAATTCACCTGAGTCAAGCATGAAAGCACCTAAAAATGGATAGAATCTACCATAATACATTTTAGTTGTTCCAGATGAATATTTATATGATGCTGTTCCACCACTAATACTTCCAGAAACTATATTAAAATATGTAGTTCCTTTAGATACACTTGAATCTGTAGTAGCATCACTATCATCAATAAGACGCAATGTTCTTCCTGTTCCGGCTAATCGAATTTCCCAATTACCTGGATCAATTTTTTCTCGCATTCTGGCTCTTGATACAGTAATGAAATAAGATGAAGATGATTCTAGTTCAGCTCCACTTGCCCCATACTTAAAATATGTTTGAGTTGGAGATACTATGAGATTTTTAAATTGTGAATATATAGCCTGAGAGGCGTTTGTACCGTCCGTAGCATTTTTTGATCCACTCCCAGCGTAATGTCCGTAAGCCACACTAAACTGCACTTCAGTTGTAGATGAAGATGTTGCTTCTTGATGTACATCTACGTAATAATCACCACTAGATGCACTTTGCGCTGACGATGAAAAGAATCCTGCAGTTGTAGATCCTTGAGTTAATGTAGTTCCTCCGCTCGACCATATACCACTTGAAACTGTAGTAACTCTGTTCGCCACTATATCTTCGGCTGTATCAAAGAGTTGAAATACTCCTGATGCTTCTCCTATTGGCATTTTATGTTCTCCTATTTATATTAAATATTATTTTCATTAAAAATTTTCATTTACTCTATTACGTCGTCCTTACCATTTTCACCGTTGCCGTTGCCATTACCAGAACTTTGTTGATATACTACTATATCTGCAGTAGCAGTATCAGATAAATCATCTGGAGTTGTTACAGTTAATTCTACTGTATAAGTACCTGGAGTTTGATAAGTATGTATCGGATTTAAATTTTCCGAATTGGTACCATCTCCAAATTTCCAACTATGTGATAATGCTTCTCCTATTGAAGCATCCGTAAATACTACAGTAGCTGGTGCTGTTAATGTTTGTTGTCCTGCCATTCTTAACCATCCTCAGACTTGTAAGTAAATCCTGCGGTTGGTTTTACTACAGGAGGATCTGGATCTGGCGGTGGAGGCGGTGATGATAATGTGCCATCAACATTAAATAAATATCCATTTAAAATACGTTTTGGTGTCCCTGCCTTAATAGTAATGTCAGTTGAAAATTCCTTTCCAGATTTTTCTCCTTTACCTGAAATAGTTACTGTTTTATCTGGAAATGTTCCTGTAGTTTTACCAACAACTGATTTAGCTACCAATATAAATTTTTTACCTGTTCTTGTCTTAAATGGCATTTATTAATCCCCTACCTTATCCACTCTCTTCTACTGTTATTACTTCACCTTCTTTAAATACATCAATAAAAACATCGTCTGGTAAAGTTAGAGTATATTCTTCATCTTCCCCAAAATTTTCTGTAACTGGTGAAATCACAAAATAATCAAAAGCTCCTACTGTTTCTGTAGATGTTGGAACCCCAGTTATAAGAATAGTATCTACTGTATCATCTAGTGTATCTTTCAGCGGAAATTTCATTGCTCCATCTTTTCCATCTTCAGCTACCGCTACACTTCTAGTCATAACTTCCAATAAAGGCATATTTAAAATAGCATTATCATAATAATCAGGTCCACTAGTATGTGTAACATCAAAAAGATTATAATCTATACCATCATCTGCTAATGCAAATTTGCTTATTTTAAGATCACCAGAAGTTGCTAACTGTTGTCTACCCAATTCTGTCAAAACTGCGTCTACAAATACTGTTACGCTTTTATCCAAAAATGCCATTATTCAGTTGCCTTATAATTAATTCTAATTGTCAAAGCTGCAGTTGCACCTGACATTAATCCAGTAACTATACACGTTGTCTTTGAAGCATCTTGTGTACTTGTAATTCTTTTGGCTTTAATTTTCATAGTATTATTGCCTGCTGGCGCTATTAATGTCTGTGAAGCTCTGAATCTTAAAGATTGTTCAGTTGGTTGTGCAAATCTACCCGCAGTTGTTGGATTATCATCTAAATATAAATAAGCTATATTTGTATTAAGTAATGTATAAGAATATCCCTCTGGAGCAGAGTTTGAATGTAAATTAACTGTAGTACATTGTATAGAATCCTCATCTCCAACATTACTAACATTTTTCCAACTTAAATCTAATATTCCACTATTAGAATTTACTTTATTATTAAAAGAACCTCCAATAGTAGCCATCTTCATTCCAGCACTTTTATCTAAATGATCTGTACTTCTTAAAAGTTTATATCGCATTACACTAGTTTCATTTGGAACTGGTTCTAATAATGGTAAATTTTCTATAACTGTTCCATAATAGTCTGAACCAGATGGATGTGCGGTATCCCACAATGTATAATCTATTTCATCATCTGCTAATGCGAAATGAGATACATTAAAAGCTCCTTGAGCTAGCTTTTCTCTACCTTTATTGGTAAGAATAGCCTTCAATACCTGAGTTGTTTTATTTAAATACGCCATTTTTCAATTCCTTCGATTTGTAATATATGATCACAGACAACCTTTGTTATCTATAAATATATATAAATTAAGTTTATTAATCATTTTCGTTTCCAGTATCAAATTCTGTTCTTAACTGTACACTTTCACGTGCATCACCTACTAATGCATATGGATTTGTTAATATGTAGGTAACTGGACTATAATCCTTCTTTCCATTAGCATCTAATGTTGATAAAGCAGTAGTATCTGTATTTTTACTACCTTCAAAATTAATTCTACGTAATCCTGTTGAATATTCAGTTATTTTTTCAAAACTAGAAGTTACAAAAGAAACAGAAGCCGCTGTTCCCTGTGCAAAATTTTCCTTACTACTATAAATATACATTGGTTTTTTATTAAATTTGGAAGATCTTTGATTATTTATCGTGGTAAGTGCTTCCGTAAAAACAGTTGTTGGTCCTCCTGAATAAATACTAGCAGTTGTATAATTTCTTCCATAATGTCCTAAAGTATCTACTCTATTTAAATCTCTTATTGATGGTTTAGAAAAAATATCTCCACTAATAGTTGATTCATAATATTGATTATCTGAATAAAATTCATATGTAGAATCTTCATCCATTTCCCTATCTAGTCTAGTTACATTTTGAGTAACTTCTAAATAATTATTTACAGCACTTGATGAAACAAAACCACCATCTTCTTCTTTTAATTTAACAGTATCTTCAAAAATTGGATTTTCAAATGTTGGGTGGTTTATAGATTGTTTATTTCTTTCTAATATATTATTCTCTAGTAATACTCCAACAACAGCTTGACTCCTTGCTGGTAGTAAAGATTCTAATTGTGTAAATAATGAATGATCATAATAGTTTAATAATCTTAAATAATCCCAAAAATTATTAGCACCAGTATATTTCTTAAAATATTCTAATTTTACAGTATCTAAATCTCTATATTGAGATTCTTCGTCATCTCTTGGATCTCCAAGATACTGATCAAAATTAAAATCTGATAATTGATTCACTATATCTTGATTTATAACATCGGCTGGAGAAAAATATACTCCTACTCGACTTAAATCTACTGGTGCTCTATCATACGATGATATTTCAACTCTATTTGTTGGACTTAAATTTATATTTTCGCCTATTCGGTCTAGATAGTGTGCTTTTTCAATTCTTATTTTATTTGAATTTCTTCTAATCCCACCTAATTTTGGTAGTGGAAATTTTGTTCTATCAACAACATCAGAATAACTTGTTTCATCTGCAAATCCAGTAGCTATTCCAGCAATCGGTGAAGATTGATCCGTTGAAGTATCCCTAACAGTTGTGTCACTATTATGATTCTTAGATTCATTAAAACTATATCGTAAAGCAATATCCTGAAATGAAGCACTTACACTATTTCCCGCATAAGATTGTGGATTTTCTACATGCTCATCAAAGTATTTTTCGTCTAATCTAGATTTCCATATTCTAAATTCCATCATAGAACCACTAAATTGCCCACCAAAATCATTTGTAGTATATCCACCTATATAAAGTGAACCAGTATTATTATATGCAGTATTATATGATGCTGATGCCGCATTTTGATCACCTGGTATATCCAATCTGGCATTACCAGTATATTGAATTACATCTCTGCCAGCATCATATTGTTTAGCAACTAAATTATAAACAACATTATTATCTCCAGCAACAACTTCGTTTCGTTCATCAAAAATTCGTGTAAGTTTTCCACCGTCTAAAAATATAGTTCGGTTCGATAAACCTGTATGAGTGGTGAATTCTAATTTTAGTCCTACATGAGCTGTAGATTTTTCTCTAACTCCAATCCTGAAAGTATGTAATTTCCATTTTTTAGTAACAACGGTACCGTACGTCCTAGAATTTATTTGTTTTCCATCTGATGCCAACTCTGATAACGTGAAGAATAGATGACCTCCGTTTACATTTCCTGTTTTAGCATATACTGAAAATTCATATTCTTCTCCCATAGATGCAGTTACAAATCTAGCATCTCCGTATGCTCCTATTTGTCCATCATCATTAAAAGACGGAGATGAAAATGCGGTAATTCTATCAGAATTTTCAGATTTGGCTCCAGTTTGTGTAACCTTAATAGCATACTTTCCAGTATAAACTTCTGTGCTTCCGCTCACTATTTCAGCAGTTGCGTCAACCCAATCTTTAAATGGTCGTTGTAATGATCCAGTTTCAAATATATTAGTTACATCATCCTCTCCCTTCAATAACTCATCTGTAACTGTTTCTTTTGCCAACATTACAGACCAAAAATCACCATTATAAAATGGTAATGGTTCTGTTGATGCAGTAACATATCCAGCAGACCCACTTAATGTAAATGATAATCTACCAATATTATCTGAAGAACCATTATCTTTTAAATAAATTCCAAATTGGTCACCAGTAGTTCCATTACCACCCTGAACTAATGTCTGATCAGAACTTGATGCTGCTTTAAATCTAAACTCCATAGAATTTGCTGTTTGTGCATTACCCAATCCTAACGAATGTGACCAAGAACCAGAAACATATTGAGATGCTTTAAAATCTAAAGCTTTTGTAAATTTCCTACTTGTTTCATATATAGGTTCTACATCCGTAATAGTTGGACCACCATATTCTCTAACTCTCAATATTGTAGATGGTATACCATAACAATTTATTAATCCTTTCAACGATTCAACAGTACCACGTGATTTTAAAAATAAAGGCATATTGGCTATAATTCTTTTCCAGACTTCTCGTGAAATATCCTGTAATGAAGAGCTAGCATAAAGAGTTGTAGCAAAATTAGTTTTATCTACTGATTTACCAAAAAAGAACTTATCTAATTTAGCTAAATCATATCCGTCTTGTAGATTCCAACCAAACCCCTTTGCTACACTATAAATGAGTTGTTTAGATAATCCTTTATCTAATTGTTCATCAATTTCATAAATTTGACCAAATCTATCAATATAATTTTTTATATTATCAAAATGATGCCCAGTCATATCTACAAATTTTGTAAAAGCAGTATTATCTGTATCATCTCTAATATGCTCGGGTAAATGATATAATAATCTATCTCTATTTTCATGATCAAAATCTGATGCACTTATTATTTGATTATCATACCATGTTATTGCCTCTGAAGAAGTTATTTCAGATAAAATATACGGTTTAGTAGTATTTTTCTTAGGCCATGATGCATCATATAATAAATCAACACTAGCTGATGAATATTGAGAACTACTACCAGATTTAAATGAAGAACTTTCAAAATACAAATATCGTTCATATCCATCAAAATTATTTATAATTTCACTATTAGCAATTTCCCATTTTCTAGCATCAGTTCCCGCACTTGCTATTGCGGTATTTGGGTCATTTCCCAAATATCCTGTATCATAATATGTGCCTGCAATTGATTGACTGTAAGCGTTATGTAATTCTATCTTTCCTAATTTAGTTTTAAAATTTTCCAATCGCTTTTCTGCAGAACCAAATTTCATAAACTTATCATAATTTGAATAATCTATATTTAAGCGCACTTGATTCACAGACCCACTTATAATATCTCTTTCTATGTCCTGTGCTAATGAGCTACTCTTAAATAATAAATCATCCCAATTTTGATATTCAGTTGATCTATTTCTAACTATTGGCTCACCAACAGAAGTTCCTGACGGTAATCTCAATATAGTATCAGGTATTATTGGTTGTGTAAAATCATTTAAATTTAAATCAAATTCTCTATGTGATGCTACTTCCCTAGTAAAATATATATCATCACCCAACTGCACATTATTTGATAACGGATTATATAATTTTAAAACCATTGTGTCGTCTAAATCTAATTTATTTATAATAAGATGTAATGCGGATTGTCCTACAACGGCATAATACGTTAAATCCATCATCTGCTTTGCCCCAATATAAAAATTAATTTCCTTTATATCAGTATTTATAGATTCATAAGTAATACCAATTACTTCGGCTGCTTCTTCAATTGTCTGCGCTAATCTCCTCGTACCATCCCACTCTCCCTCATAGTCATGTTTAATATTAAAACAACTTACCTTATCACCCTCTCGATCATAACCAATAAGCTTAGCTCTATATGGCGCGTAATCAGTTACCATAACTCGCTCTTTATTTTCAACTTCTCTAAAATATTTTGCTGCTGTTGGGTCAGGATCGACATACATATAATCAGCTAATAATTTCTCTATACAATCTTCTCTACTCACAAGAAAATCAGATAATAATATTTGCAACATACCTAAATGTTCAGTAGAAGTTCCAGAGGTAGATTTTTCTACAAAATAAAATAATAATTGCGAATCTGTTGGTAATTTACTACCATATAGGGGATGATGAAATAATCCATTAGCATTATTATTAAACCAAGCTTTAAAAGGTTCAGAAAAGTGAATTGCTTTTAAATTTGAAGCTTCAGAATTACCAAAGTCAGCAGCCCCAGCATCATCTAGGGGGTTTGCATTAGCGTCATTAGTAGTTTGAACAACATCTGATTGACTATATACAATTAAATCATCTGTTGATGGAAAACCTGGTATTAGAGGAGTTGTTAGAGTTTCTTTTGAATTTTCATGAAACGTCTCTAGATTAGAAGCTACATCTAATGGCATACCTGTAATCAAATTTCCTGGATATAATATTGCTCCCTCATCCGTTATTTCTAATCCTTCTACATTTGGAAGCCATGATCCAGGTGAGGACGAGTCTCCACTCCAATCTATAACATATACCCACTGCCCCATTGGGGACTCTTGAGATTGTTGAGCGGAAGGTACATGAACTGGTTTAGGTTCCATATATACTTCTCTAGTAACCGTTATATTTTCTTCTTCCCTAGTAGATACAATAAAAGCTTTGGGAATTTCTACTGTTATATCAGAAAAAGTTTCAACGTTGGGTGAATTGCCAAATGAAACAATGGGGTCTCCTGCTGCCATACTAGATGCATCCCATGCCTGTAATTTATTAGTATCTACTATCTGATAACTAATATCATCAGACTTATAAGATAATTTATCTTCGTGTCCAGTTTTAAAGTCATCAAATTGACTTTGGTAAAATGTATTCCCAGTCAAACCATTTTTTAATTTAACTTCAATTTCATCTCTTGCTGGTGAAATATTAGAAATTTCATAAGTAAATCGTTTAGAAAAAACTCTAAACTCTTCTATATCTTCGTTTGATGAAATTACATTGGCCCAAAAAGCTTCATCTGGATCTCCGTTAGGAGAAACAGTATTTTTATACATTTTGCCATTATTTGTTACAACTGTATCTCTATAAAAATTTCGTTCTCTATCTATTAATACTGTTTGATGTGAACCTGCTTCACAACGTAAAAAACTATATTGTAGTGTAATGTTACCACTTAATATTCCCATCGAATTTACTGCATCAGCTAAATTAATTTTATGGTTTTCTTCTAAAGCCGTATCAAGTGATATAATATTACTACCTGCTGCAATACCTGAATCAGTATAAACAGCAGTCATTAAAATAAAATCTCTAGGACCTATAGGACTTTGCATCGTACCTAACGGAGAATAAGTTGCATGATTATAAGAATCCCTATCATATCTTATATTACTTTTTATATTATCTGGAATTAAATAACTCATTTATTCACCACTATGTAATTGTAACTTGATTACTATATTGTGATCCACCAGAACCTCCAGAACCTCCGCCACTAGAGGAATTACTACTGGTGGAACCAGTATCTCCGCTTGTTGTATCTGATGTGGTATCAGCAATACTTGTATATTCACTAGTACCTGATGTTAAATAATCTACCTCTTTAAATCTATTATCTATAACTTTTACCGCAGAGTGAGGAACAAATCTGTCTCTCCCCTGACTGATAGTTTCAACAAAATTAACTGTAAGTTCTACATCATATCCTGTAGCCATAGTACTGCCTGGATAAGCTACTTGTCGGCTAATAAAATTTATACTTTGTTGAATATTTCCACTTTGAATGTCCTGATATAAATTATATACCAGTCTTCCATTTACGTCTGTCCTAGGTGCCATATTTAAAGCTTGTCCTGGTGTGATTTTTCCAAGTTCCTTTTCCCATCCATAGGTCACTCGGCCATATCTGTCTGCCTTGCCCCCCCTAGATGCGGGGTTTTTTACCCATTCAGTTAAATATACATCTCTATCCGCAAGATATTGAACTGCATTTTTTTCTCTTAACCTTCTAACAAATGCTAAATGCTTTATTTCTTCCTTACTATAAGGCATTATCTACTCACTTTGAATTTAAAATCACCACCATAATAATTTACTGTTTGACTTACACCACTTCCACTTACAACTTTATATTCTATTTGATAAAATCTTTCAGCCTGTAATCCATTTAACCAAAGATTAAAATAATTACCCGAGCTATCACTTGATAAATAAGAACCAGACCCATAAGGTACCATTACATCTTCGGTCAATGCATCTTTTATTTGATAATAACAAGAAGCACTTGGTAAATATTTAACAGTTACACTATCAGAAACGGTAGTTGAAGAATATGTTTTAGTAGGATATCTTTCTCTACCTACAAGTCTAAATTTTACTTTTGAATTTTCTTTATAATCAGGTCTTAATCCTTTCATATAAACTACTAAATCTTCTAAATCTGCAGTAACTAATGGATTTAAAGAACCAGTTGCCCACGCAGAATCGTTCCAAACTAC